AACTCATTATTGACATTATCGTAGGCTTCGTATGGACCCAATGTTATTTTCAACATATTATGTCTCCATTAAAAAAAATGACCCGAGAAAAATCTCGGAATCATATAATTACCGTAGATGAATGGTTCTTACAAAAGGTGCGTAATACTCGCCAAATTGAGCTTGTAGTTCACCGATGTTACGTGTACCAAATTCACCTTTATCAAAAGCTTCGACAAGAACAGCAACATTTTCATCAACTGTCTTATTTTTGTCAATTAAACTATCGACGAGTCCTTTGATAGTTGGGTTTTTCTTTTCATTTTTAGCCATGATTTAGCTCCTATGCTTGGGCCGCAGCGTTAAGATCCATTCCACGAATTTGGCTTGTGATTCCTGTTACGAATTCTGACAATGCTGATTCGGTTTCATGAAGATCTTCAATAAGCTGAGCAAACGCAAGAGATTCTTCGAATTCTTTACGAACTGAGTCGTTCTTGATAAAGCGTTTACCATCTTCTGACTTAACACCGTAGGCTAGAAGTACGATATCTTTAAGGACCCTGTATAGAGATACGATATCTTTCTTCTTAACGATTTCATCCATATAAGCGGCAAGATCTTTGCTCTCGTATCGTGCTGATAATTCGATGGCGTCCATACGAGTAAGATTGAAATACAAATCTTCTTCAATGATTTCTCCATCGAAACCTTGATATTTCACATGTTTTTTTAGCATTATTTATACCTCTGTTTTAATATTTTAGATTAGACCTTCATAAGTTGGATAACTTGTGTTGGCGTTGGAAGATATGGATCTGCACTTGCAGTACCATAAATAATGTCCAATAGCGCTTGCCATTTTTTTGGTGTTGCTTTTGTACTATCGATTGTCAATACAGAAGTTGGACGATAGCCAGGGACATCAACAGGTGTTGATGTGATAGACCATGATGGATTAGCTGGTTCAGGACTGTCATTTACTGTTGAATGAGCACGTTCTGTAGGAGCAGCTTTACATCCGTACCATAAGTGCAATTTTGTGCCGTAATCATTTTGTTTATTATCATTACCGATAATAGATTGGTATGCGAAACCAAAAGATTTACGGTTTTGTTGGTGGGCATTTACACCTTTTGCGATTTCAGCCATACCATCGCATACATCGAATTCTGAAGGAGAATAGAATGCCTCGATAGTACCTTCAAAGTTTTCAGCACCAGTCAATGATAGATACTTCATGTTGTCAGCGTATTGGTCATTAGCTTCAGCTCCTGTTGGAGATTCGTTTACTGCTGTAAGACCGTTCCACGCAACACCTTTAGGATAAGCGCCTGTATTATCATCCTGAACAAACAAAACACCTTTAGAGACACCAGTCTCATAAAAACGTTTACCCACTTCATCAAAAATAAGTTTAGCCATTGGTTATGACTCCATTGGAAATAGTTATAATATAATGGTATAGACCATCGGATACAAACTCGTTAGATCGTCTGGCTGATACTAGTGTGTTGAGAATATCGTTCACAACCTCCGAATCGGAATCCCTGTCAATTACAGTTATTTGGAATTCTGTGTTGTTAAAATATCTAACGTTATCAGCGTGTCGGGACTGATCTCCTTCGCGAGTATAAATTATACATGGATATTTCAGTTTAACATTAGAGTCTGGTTTAAAAAACACTCTAGCGTCAGAAGAATACTTCTTCATGATATCGGTTAGGATTGTATGTAATTTTAGTCGTTCTTCTACAAGATTACTCATTATACAGTCCTCCTAAGTCGATAATAATTCGCGGACTCTGAACGGTGAAACTTTCAACTTTCCATTTGGATCCAGAGAAAGAAACCCATAACATTTCTCCGATATGGGTTCTTAAAAATGGATCCATAACTATAGAAAGCCTATTAGTAATCCTAACATTATCGATCGTAGAATTTTGTTGTGGGTAGTATCTCGTTCCATACGACAATACATCACCTTTGATTCTTCTTTCTATGATCTGATTTTGATAGGTTCCTGGTCTGGTCTCAACCGATTCAGATTTGAATCCGGCTTTACCAGAATACTTCATGGATTAACCTCCAGTATTCCCAGATGGTTCTGGAGAAGTATTAGCTGGTGTGCTAGTTCCCTTTGCAGAGAAGTATACAGCAGCTTTAGCTTTAACGAGAGCTCCTGACAAGCGAGTTTCGATAAGGTATTTCTGTTTGTTGTAGTCAATATCGAATTTCTCGAAGGTATTGACTTCACCACCCTTGTTAGTACCGACTTGGTAGTCAGAAAGGTTAACCATGATCATTTCGCCGTCTTTCAAGAAGTTTGTTTCAACGATTTCTTTAACACCAAACAATGAAGCAAGATATTCTTTAGTAGCTGGTTGTTGACCACCGAATACCCATTGATCGTTCTTGTTACGCAAGAAGCGAAGTTTTGTAACAAAGATAGGGTTAACATATAGAGTAGGAGTTCCTGAACCGAGCATCTTAGTACGAGCGGTGGACACTGTTTCAAAGATGTTCAACAGGTTCTTAGGATCATATACTTCTTTGATTGTGTAGAAGTCAGCATCAGATTTGATAGGACGAATCTTAGTTTCATCAATCTTACCTTCAGCACCTACTTCACGACCGTCACCAACAAGGATTGCTTGAGCGATTTCATCGTTCAACTTAATACGCATTTCTTGTTGGAAGAAGGCGGCAACATTAAGCGTTTGACCCATATCGATAGCATCGTCACGGTCGATCGCTTGTTTTTTATAGATTGTCTTAGGATCTGTTTTACGAGTCAGGAACGAAATAACTTGTTCTTTCTTCTCATTACCCTTGATGTAACCTTTGGCACGAAGTTGTTCGTCAGTAAGGTCGGACAAGTCAGTCATGATAGATTTAACGAAAGCAGTTGGTACTTTTGTAACAGATGACAAGATATGCTCGGTCGCGGTGTTTGTAGAGTAGATTACTTGAACACCATTAGTCAATTGGTAATCTGGGAATAACAGTTCTGGGTTTGTAAGGGCGTGTTGAAGAACTTCGCCATCTTTCATAGTATGGATGATTTCAGAAAGTTTTCGACCGGAATTCTTAGCTTCTTCCATTGCATGATTGAGTTGATCTTTGAGGAATTCACGTTCGCCTTCGATTTGGGCTGCATGCTGAATTGAATTGTTTTCAAATACGTTGTAGTGCATTAAATCTGCTCCTGTTGGGATATGTGATTGTTCGATTTCATCTTCGTCTTCTTCGATTTCGTCAAGTTCGCTTAGGATGGATGCTTGACCAGCTTCAAATGCTTCTTCAGAAACACCTTCGGTAAGGATAGCTACCGCTTGTTGTTGTTCCTCAGTTAGAGTGTCTAACACGGCATCAACTTCGTCAACGATATCCTCATCGGTATCAGCGTGAGCAATCCGATCAAGGAATGACATAGATTGTTGTGCTGTATAATCAGCATGTTGTAGAACGTCTGTATTTACCACGATAATTGTTTCTCCTTCGGAATTATCTGAGTGTTGTAATACTTCTTTGATTACAGCGCCTGGATTTGCTCCGGCGACAACCAAAGATACTTCATAAATGTTACCATGGATAACATCATTATTAGGGGTTCGTTTAATACGATTAGCCCCAATGGACATAGCATAAATATCTTTATGCTGAACGAGTGTCTTTGCTGTTTGGCCTTTTGTGGTCCCCATGTTAAAGCGGCCACGCCCCCAAACACCTTCGTCTCGATGTTCGAGATCAACACTACCAATGATGTTATCAAGATCTTTATGATCATGACCCCACACCAAAGGTACGGATTGACCATCGTTATCTCGAAATGCTCCGTGACGAATAGTTACTCCGTCCGTGCATCGAAGATCGTTTTTGGTGACCCATCCAGCAAAGTCATAAGGTTTACTCATAACCTTGACCTTCCGTTTGGTATTCGCCACCATTTTGAAGTGATGGATCCATCATATACGGATCGTACTCTTCAGGGGACGTGGGCGACCCAGGCATGATTTGTTTCTGAGACGGCATGTTCGGATTGAACAATTCATCGGCAAGAGGATTGCTACTTGGCGCGTATCCTAGGATAGATCGAGCTTCATTAGATGTTAAGATCTGGTTTCGAATCAATGTATCCATAATAGTGGCGATTTGACTAGTAGGCACCAATCTAAATGGATCTTGATACATGATGATCCTATGGCCTTGTGTATAGGCAGTTCGTGTGATGAATTTTCTCTGAAACTCCTCTTGAATACGTTGAGCGATAGGCTCAATTGTACGAGTATAGTAGTTTTGCATCTCATCTTGCGATGCTGTTCCGTCGAAGATTTTTCTTGTTACTCCCAGTTGTGATAGTAACTCGTCTGTGAGATACTTGATCTCATCCATCAAACTTGTGTTTAGAGGTCTTGTGAGTTGAGTGATTTTTTCCTCCGCCCCAATATACCCCACGCCAAGTTTAGTGTCTTTCAATTGTTTCTCCAATGAATCAACACGATTTTTGGCCACACCTTGTTTGATTTCGTTCTTGACAGAATACGGTAATTGTAAGATCACGTTAAGTTTATTAGTGACAAGATCTAGGTCTTGTTTATCCAATAAAGATAGCTTCTTGAGTAGTCGATCCAATGTTGGATTTCCGCTACCTATGATATTATTAAGCGGGTTCTCAATAATAGCCGTGGCTCGTTTCGGAACAATTACCTCGGAGAATTGTCCTGTATTTTCGTTATACAGTTTAACTCTTACCGATGTCGGATACCACTGAGTTATCTTACCTACCCGCAATGATCCAATTTCATACATTCCAGTAACTGATGGGTCGTTTGTAGCTTCGGTAATAACCACAGCAACAACGCCTTCGTCAAATAATGAATATGTCAAATCGTGGAAGAAATCTGTCGATGTTTGATCTAAGTTAGCTTCAACATCGAATAACCTCTGAAGAGAAGAATCTCTCTGAACAGTTTGTTTATCACTGTCCTTATCCACTTTAACATGCATAAATCGAATCATAGAAACGTCTATGGCGATCCTGTTGAATAGCATAGATGCGAATGCAGAACTAGAATATGTTTTTAGAGGGATAGAACTATCAGGATTTAGCGAATGAG